CCAAGAGGATGACGTAGAAGTCATCGAGCATACGATGGAAATGTCCATCGAGATGGACGAGATGGGCATGCAGATCGAGCTTCCTGTCCATTCGGTCAAGATTAGCCGCACTGAAATGAAGGGCGAGCTGCGTATAGAAAGCATCCCGCCGGAAGAGTTTTTCGTAAACCGCGACTGCCGGTCATTTGATGACGCATATGTCGTGGCGCACCGCACAGACATGCGCGTCGGCGATCTGGTCGAGATGGGCTTCGACTTCGAGGTCATCTCCAACCTGACGCCATTTGACGGCACAAACGACATGTCTGGCGCAGAGGTGCTTGAGCGCCAAGGCTACGAGGAAGACTTGTCGGACGAAGACGAGCTAGACCCCTCCATGAAGCTTGTGGGCATCACAGAAGCCTACATGCGTATGGATGTTGACGGAACCGGCGTGCCGGTGCTTTACAAGTTTCTCTGCGGCGGCACATCATACGAGCTGCTAGACTTCATGCCGTGCGACGAGATCCCGTTTGCCAAGTTTGAGATCGACCCAGAGCCGCATAGCTGGTACGGACACAGCCTGTCTGAGCTTGTGGAAAACGATCAGGACGCCGCGACGTCTATTCTGCGCGGCATCTTAGATAACGTGGCGATGACCAACAATCCACGCATTGGTATCGTGGACGGCGCAGTAAATATCGACGACGTGCTGAACAACGAGATTGGCTCACTTGTGCGGATGCGCCAAGCCGGATCTGTGCAGGACCTGAGCGTGCCATTTGTTGCCGGTCAGACGCTATCTGCGCTGGCATACATGGATCAGCTCACAGAGCAGAAGACGGGCGTCACAAGCGCCTCTGTGGGGCTTAACCCTGACGCTCTGCAGTCTACCACCAAGGCAGCCGTTCAAGCGTCTGTGCAGGCCGCTGCGGGCCAGACAGAGGTGATGGTGCGCAACTTGGCTGACGGCTTGCGTGACCTGTTTGGCGTCATGCTGCGCCTGATGAATAAGAATATGGACGAGCAGAAGATGATGCGAATGAACGGGCAGTTTATCCCCGTAGATCCGCGTGTCTGGGATACGTCTATGGACATCAGCATCAACGTCGGGCTTGGCACTGGCCGCGAAGAGGAAAAGCAGATGGCATTGCAGCAGGCGCTGCAGATGCAGCAGATGGTTTATCAGCAATATGGGCCGATGAATGGCTTGGTGAGCTTGACCAACATCCGCAACACGCTGGCAGACAGTCTGGCGCTGTCAGGCGTGCGCAATGCCGACCGTTATTTCGCGCCGATTACGCCGGAAATCGAAATGCAGATGCTACAGATGCAGCAGCAACAGCAGGCGCAGATGGCGCAACAGGGCCAGGCGCAAGATCCAAACGCCGCATTCCTGCAAGCCGAGCAAATCAAGGCGCAGGGCAAGATGCAGTCAGACATGATGAAGCTGCAGCTTGATGCGCAGAAAGCGGCGGCAGATGACGATCTGAAGCGTGACCAGATGGCTCAGGATCTGATGGTAGATGCCGCCAAGATATATGGCCAATACGGAACCGCAGTGGACACGGCTCGCATCAAGGCAGAGCAGGATAAGGTTCGCATGATCGGCGGCATTGCACAGGGTACACCTCAATGAGCGCCGACATCCGCATACAAGCCGATGACGCAAAGCGGCTAAAGAATGACACGGCGTTTCAGACGTTCGTGGACGATGTTCGCGAAGAGCAAATGCGCATCTTCGCCAACAGCGCAGCCTCCGATATAGAGATGCGCGAGGAGGCGCACGCAATACTGCGTGCGTTAAACAAGATCGGTGACACACTCGACGCTGCGATTGCAGCAGAGGTCATTTTAGATCGCAAACGAAGGAACTAGCACCGTGGAAGCGACTAGCCTAGATAATGCCGTAGAGGCAATGTTGGCCCCAGAGCCAAGTGAAGAAAATCAAAGCGAAGCAGTGGAAGCAGCTGAAGAGCCATCTCAAGACGTTGAGAGCGAAGCAGTTGAAGATGTTGCCGAGAGCAATGATGACGTCGAGGCATCCGGCGAAGACATAGAAGACGCAGAATATGTCGAAGATGACCAAATTGATGACGACGACCTAGTAGAGGCGGCTGAAGACACCAACCTCATCCCCGTTAAAATTAACGGCAAAGAAGAGCGTTGGACACTGGATCAGTTAAAGCAATCTGCGGCGGGTCAGGGTTACATCAATCAAAAAATGCAGGAAAATGCTGCCTTGGAAAAGCAATACAAGGAGCAGGCTCAGGCATTGGCCCAACAGCAGCAACAAGTCTTGGCTATGTACCAACAAGCCCAGCAAGGTGGTCTGCAAGCCCCAACCCCACCGTCGAAAGAGCTTTTTGACCAAGATCCGATTGGATACATGGAAGCGAAGCTCACATATGACGAGGCAAAGGCCGCGCACGACCAGCAATTGTACCAGTTGCAGGGGATGCAGCAGCAGCAAGCGCAGCAACAGCAAGCGGCTAGACAAGCCTACCTTGCCGAGCAAGCGGAGGTGCTGAAACAGTATATCCCTGAAATCGCAGATCCCAAGAAGGGCGAAATGCTCAAGACTGAGATCATGGACACAGGCATTCACTACGGCTTCACGCCGGAGGAGATGGCTGGCGTGTCCGATGCGAGATATGTGCGGGCGTTAAACGACGCGCGTAAATATCGTCAACTGGTTGCCAATAGGAAGAAGTCACAGTCAAAAGCTGATGGCGTTCGACCCGTTGTCAAAGCTGGTGCAAAGAAACGCCCAGACGGACAGGCTGCTACCCGTAAAAAAGCGCAACAGCGCTTGCAGAAGACAGGCTCAATCGATGACGCATTGAGCTTGATGTTAAAAAGCTAAGTCTTGAAAGGACGAGAAAATGGCACAGCCGACTAATACATTCGACACATATGATTCTGTAGGAATCCGTGAAGATTTGGCAGATGTAATCTACAATGTAGACCCATCTGAGACACCGTTTTACAGCAAGTCTGCTAAAACAAAAGCCAAAAACACTCTGGTTGAGTGGCAAACACAAGCGTTGCGCGCGTCAGCCGTAAACGCTCACATTGAAGGTGACGCGACATCTGCCGATGCCGTTACGCCGACTGTGCGCCTCGGAGCGAGAACCCAGATTTTTAAGAACGCTGTGGTTATTTCCGATACCGATGAAGCAGTAGACAATGCTGGCCGCGCCAAGGAAATGGCGTACCAAACATTGCTTATCGCTAAAGAGCAGAAGCTCGACATCGAAAAGGCGTTGTTTGCGAACCAAGGTAACGTAGTAGGGTCAAACACTGCTGCGCGTAAAACTGGTGGTGTACCATCATGGTTGATTACAAACGTAAACTTCCAGTCTGGTAACTCTGGTGCAAACCCAACCGGCGACGGCACAGACGCGCGTACAGACGACGGCACTCCAACTGCATTCTCGCAGGCCAAGTTTGACGACGTTATGCAGTCAATCTGGGAAGAAGGCGGCAAGCCAGATACAGTGTATCTGTCAGCCTTCCAGATGAACGTTGCTCTGGGCTTCACTGGTAACAACAACCAGCGTTCAGCGGTACAAGCCGGTGACGAGACTGTGGTCAAGTCGCTTGCAGTCTACGTGACACCGTGGGGTACAGTACAGTTCATGCCGTCACGCGAAAACCGTAGCCGTGACGTGTTCGTGCTACAAGACAACATGTGGGAATGCGCAGTATTGCGTGGCACCAAGAACGTTGCCTTGGCCAAAAATGGCGACAATACTACCCGTCAGGTGACTACAGAGCTGGCGCTTTGCTCGAAAAACGAGAAAGCCAACGGCGCGATTTACGACAACACCACATCGTAATATAATAAAAGAAGGGGCGATTTGCGCCCCTTCTGCTTAACGAGGGATCGACATGAAAAAAGTTACAGTTGTAGGCCACAAGGTTCACACGTCAATCGGCAAGCTGGTCAAAGGCGACAACGCCGAGCTGCCAAACGCAGAGGTTGAAACGCTTATGCGTGTTCGCCCAGACGCACTGAAAGTGCTTGGCGATGTTGAGCCAGCGCCTGCACCCGCACCGACGAAACGCGCCAAGAAGAAATAAGACATGGCGAAGATTTCGGAAAATATCGACTTTGAACATGACCACATGGTCATCAAGCAGAGACACGACGTCAGCCAGTCTCTGAGAGACGCGCAGGCAGCAAAAGACGCTGGCATAGGCATGTCAGGCGAAAACCGGCTTGTGGGCTTCGTAGACGGCGCTGTGCTTGGCGCATGGCTCAAGGAGGCCGGTGTGTCATGGTCTGATACAGAGGCGGCCAAGGAAGTCGTCAAGCGCAAGATGATGTCAGGCGAGTTCGCCAAGATGCGCGTCTGGGAAGGGTCTTACTGATGGACGCTGACATGCTTTGGACGGCGGCATTGACTGCCGGATTGGGCCTGATCGGCTGGGTATTGAAAAGCGCTGTGGACGAGATGCAGCGCCTCAATATTCTGCTGAACAAGACCCGCGAAGAAATGGCCAAGGATTACGTTACCAAGGCAGACAGCACAGCCGTCATGGCACAGATCGTGGCGCGCTTTGATCGCATAGAAGAAAAAATAGACCGCCTGATGGAGCGATGATCCATGATAGACCCCGCCACGGCAATCATGGCAGCGTCCACAGCGTTCAACGCAATACGCAAAGGCTGCCAGATCGGGCGGGATCTGGAGGGCATGGCGGGCGATCTGGGGCGCTGGTCTAAGGCGATCAGCGACTTCGACTTTGCAGCGAAGCGCGTAGAAAACCCAAAATGGTATCAGAGCTTTGGCAGCGTCGAGCAGCAGGCGATGGATCTGTTTGTGCAGAAGAAGCAGCGCGAGAATATGCGCGACGAGCTGCGCAAGATGATTAGCGAAACGCTTGGCCCGTCTGCGTGGCAGGAGCTGATCCGCATGGAAAACGAGATCCGGCAGAAGCAGAAGGATGCGCAGTACAAGCGCATCGAGCGCAAGGAAACAATCATCGCGTGGGCGGCTGGCTTGCTCCTGTTCCTGATCTGCGTTGGCGCGCTGTTTGGCTTTGTCTGGGTGGCGGTGAAGCGCTGATGGCAGACGGTGTAAGCGGCATAGGATCGGCACCGTTCAACGTTCAGTCGGACATACACCAGCAGGCGCAGACGCGTGAGCGCATAGAAGCGCATCTGGTGGAGCAGAGGGTGGCCAAGGAGCATAGGGCCAACCACACGCATTTAGAGGCGCTCAGGGAGCAGAAGTTGGATCTGGGCAAGGGTTATGATAGATTTGGCACCAAGACCAATGCTGACAGGCCGCAAGGCACAAACATCAACATAGAGGTTTGAATATGACACCAGAGAAACTAGACGCTTGGCGCATTGTTCCGCGCCTGCTTATCCTGAGTTACATGGTCGTGTTTTACCAGACGTGTAGCTGGTTCATGGCGCTTGATTTGCCAAACAACGCGCAGGCAGGCTTTGTCAGCGTGATTGTAGGCGCCGGAGCTGCGTGGTTCGGGCTATATGTGAACGGGGGCAAGAAATGAACATCCTGAGCGCCCTGATCGGGCCTGCAACGGATCTCGCCGGCAAGTTCATCCAAGACAAGGATGCCGCTGCCAAGATGGCGCATGAGCTGGCCACGCTTGCCGATAAGCAGGCCCAGCAGGCCATGCTGGCGCAGATAGAGGTAAACAAAGCCGAGGCAGCCGGAAACTGGTTCCAAGCGTCATGGAGGCCGCTGTGCGGTTATGTGTGCGTTCTGGGGCTGGCGGTCAACTTCCTGATCTCGCCAATAGCTGCGGGGTTTGGGTTCATGGTGCCGCAAGCTGACATGTCGGTGATGATGCCGGTGTTGACGGGTATGCTCGGATTGGCCGGCATGAGATCATATGAAAAGGTTAAGAGGGTAGCGAAATGAGCGTCGCACTGAAGCTATTGCAGGAAAAGGTTGGCGTTGAGCCAGATGGCGCATACGGGCCGAATACGGCGCGTGCAATCACGAAGCACTACGGGCTTGACCGCGTTAAGGCTGCGCACCTTCTGGGTCAGGCGGGCCACGAAAGCGGTGGGTTTAAGCTGACACGCGAAAACCTAAACTACTCAGTGGAGGCCATGATGCGCGTCTGGCCGTCACGCTTCCCCGACGAGGATAGCGCCAAGCCGTATGCTCGCAACGGCGCTAAGCTTGCTGGCAAGGTGTATGTCGGGCGCATGGGCAATGAAACGCCGGAAGACGCCGCAAACTTTATCGGACGCGGATTCCTGCAGCTTACCGGCAAAGATAAC